GCTGGCCGATGCCGATAGTGGCGCCGATGAACCAGAAAACGAGCGCCAGTTCAATATCGTCCTTCCATGTCGTCAGGTTATGAACGATCTTTTCCGGCATTTCTATTCCCTTCCCCGGTCTTTGCCGGCGATGATTTTTAAACCTTACGTATCCGCAGTCACACGAACGATGTTTGTGCCGTCGCTTCGTACGATGGCATGCTTCAGCGTGGCGACCGTGATACCGGTTCCACTCGCGCCGATAAATCGCAATGATTGGCCTGTTCCGTTATAGACCGTCCATTGCTTTGGAACAAGCGGAAGGATAATGTCGCGGGTAACGGTCAACGTTCCGGTGAATGTAAGTGTCTCGTTGCGCGCTTCAGTAAAGGTCAGTGAGGTATTTGCATCGGAAAGCGCCTTGGAAAGCACGGTAGCGAAGTCAGGGACGGCAATTCTATAGTCAGTGTAACTCGTCACTGATGAAGCCCCGACGACCACCGAGTAAAGCGGGATTCGGCCTGCAGTGAAAGCTGTAGAGTTGGCCGTTACTGCTCCGGTTGTTGGGTTCGCTTCGATGTAGCTGGTTGAAGAAACAGGCAGCGAAATCGTCCCGTTTGCAATCTGCGTAACGACACCATTGACGACCACGTTCCCGCCATAATAGCCCCATGTCGTACCACCACACGTCGAAGCGCGACGACCGTATAGCGTCGCCACACTGGCCGCGTCAAAGAAGGCATTGGCCGTTATCTCCTTTCCGTACTGGCTTGAAACGATAGGGTCGATATTGCTGGTTGAGTTTGCCATTTAGCTTTTCCTTATGCGTCAGGGAATGCGGCAGTCGGTGTTCCGGCAGCACGGGCGACACCTTTGGTTATTCTGAAATCGTCAATATATCCCTTGAACACAACGCTTCCATCGGTTGCAGCCCCAATAGAACAATAGGTGTCGTAGGTATCACCAGCGTTATATGTAAAGGTTCCGACGCCAGTTCCATTTCGATAAAAATATACATTGTTACCAGAGCGTATGATCTGAAAGAATTGCCACGTTCCAGATGTTATGCATCCAGATGTTCCTGCCAGCGTCGAAGGATAGAGCAAGAGATTCGGTGTCCATGTCGTATCAGTTACTCTGTAAATGCGTAACCCAATAGATTTCTGAGACAGGTTCGCAGCAGACGAATATACGACCTGACTGCCGACTGTATTGCTGTCCGGATTGATCCAGAATTCAATGCTGGCGTCTGCGGGGAAACCGAAAGCAGCCTGGCGGGTAACGGAAATACCGCCAGTCGCATTGAAGTAAATTGACGACCCCCCCCACTTGAACGACGATGTCTCGTGCGTTGGCGTGCCGCCGATGATGGAGACAGTTTTTCCTGTCTGATCGACGAAATTGTTTGTTCCGTCGCTGCCATCTCCGTGTAGAAGGCAACTAACGCTTGTCCAATACGGGTCTGGCGCGACATAAAGCGCCCTGGTCAATGAGGTTTGCGCCGGAAAGCCTCGCCCTACCTTGTCGGAAATCTGAAATATTTTGACGTAGATCGTCTGCTGCTCGACTAAAAAGTCTGTTATCTGCTGTGCTGCCGTCCATGTAAATGTTGCACTTGTCAGCCCACTGAATGTGCGCTTGAGCTGCGTGAACGTAGAGTTCCATATCTCTGCTTCGTATAGCTCAGAAGTTTCTGACAAAGGGGCATCTACATAATCACGCCACTCGCCTCCTACCCGCGTTCTTCTAAGCCATGTAACAGTCCAGTCTTTAGTCGCAGCGTTGATACCGCCATTGATATACACAGGCGATAGGCACTCATAGTTAACCCCGTTATAAATGAAATTGATATCATTGGCGCTGTCAATAGCGGCCCCATTCGTCACACCACGGTAAACCCCTGGGGAGAATAGCCTGTCAAGTGGCATGGTAGTGAATGGTATCTTTGCCGAATCAAGCAGCACTACAGTGTCCAGCGGTTGATGTAGGCCACACGCCCACTCAGACCCGAAGCGCCCGCGTAATAAGTCAGTCAGTACCCACGATCCGTCGCCCTGCTGCGTGCACGTCTTGGCCCCGATGATCTCCCATCGCCCGTCCGCTCCTACTGCGAAGTGGTTTGCACCAGCAAACATTTGCAGTTCCGTAACGCTAGACAGGGTATTTAGCATCGGTTGCAGCACAAGCTGGTTAATAGTGTCCACGATGTCTGTACGCCCCGTTGGGAGCGCGTAGATCGCCTTTGCAACGGTAACGGTTGGAGGCAGAACGCTGGCCACCGATGCCCATGTTTGCCCTGCGTCCCATGATCTGACGGCAGTCCCGCCAGGCCATCCTGACCTCTCGCCGTATATTGCTAATGGGAAGCCGGTAGTATTCATCTCATCAACTATGCACGGAATGTCCAGAGGGATGACCCCAGAAGCACCGTCAATAGTTAGCACTTGCCCAGTGCTTAACCCAGCCTGACCGTACTCGTTCGGAGAGTAGATGGTGCTTGAGGCAAGTTTTGCCGTTACCTCAAGCCGACCATCCGGCAGATAATTGATATTGGTCAGGCGAACCGTCAGCGTCTCACCTGAAATGGCAACCGTTATGACGTCTGCCGGTTCAAGGTTGACGTGGGGCGGAGCCAGAGTGAACGATAGGTCGTAACGCTCAAGCCAGTACAGGTAAAGCAGTGTCTCTGCTTTACCCTGCGCTTCGTCAGCAGTCAGCACCACCGGCATTTCAATCGCCATAACGTTGACTGCGTCAGTGTTCAGTCTTTCAGAGGTTCCAGCAGGCCCGATGTCATACTCACGCGCAGCGTCAATATACGTGACCTCAACACGGCGCGGGATTTGCAGGCTCATCTCGCGTGTTTTTGTCATACGCACACCAGCGGCTTCACCGCCTACCCGTGCGTCAAGTTCGTCTTCAGTGATGGTCGCAAGGGAGGCGCCGCCTCGTAGTGCAAATTTTATTCCGTAACCAGACTGCACAATGTCGAAAGGCCACCCGCCGCGCAACGGCTCAATGGCAGCGCGTATCGCCCCGATACTGGACACCTTGTAGCCTCTAACCTCTTGCGTCAGAGCGCTTGTGTTGATGTCAGAAAGAGTCAGCAACTTGCTGAGTAGGCATTCATCACTTACGACTTGACCAAGCGTTGTCGTTGTTCCTGAGACAGACCCGAATATTGCAAATATGTCGGGGTCAGGAGTGTACTTGGTGCTGATTAAGTAATGCACCCTGTCACTAGACGAAATAAGCCGCTCTATTGGTGAAGGGTTGAGGTTCGCATTAAATTGAAGGTCAAAATCCATGTCTACGACTACGCCATCCACCCACTTATATATCGGAGACGATGCAGAAGTAATTGCTCCGCAGGTATAGAAAACGCGGTCACTGACAACGCTTATCTGAACACGGTTACACGAAGCCGCTTGGGTGTACGTCGCCGCCAAAGTCATGTCGAGACGGTTTAATTTAAGAACCGTGGTTGACGTCGTTGAATTGGTGTCCTCGACAACGAACACGAAGTTTTCTGAAACCCCGAACTTATTAGTCCTCGACAACACAGGGCCGGCGATTACAGCCGCAGGCAGCCCAGGCCAATTTAGGTCATGCAATCCACCTTCAACCTTGTACACCGCCGAGCTTACCGCATCAGCACACAGGAATAGCTCGCCTTTGTCATATACAGCGTTCTGTTGTACCCACGGAAGAATAGCGCCAGAAATATTCCCTGTATCAAGAAACACAGCTCCATCCACACCGTAGGCTATGTATTGAGAAGGGCCATTGTTATACCTGCCAAGGACGCACATCCGAGTATCAGACTGCATCACGCTTATCATCGTGTGAGCACCAAAGAACACATCTGGATAATTCACAACGGGAGCGCGACTGGTTAACAGCACGTTTCCAGACCCGATCAGCAACTCGTGGTTAACGATCTCTACTTGATTTGCGGAATAGTCCTGCCCAAGCCTACTAATCAAAATCTTGTCACCAGACAAGATCACTGTCGGCGGAGATTCTGTGTAGTTTCCGGTCGGTAGCATCGACCCAAGGTTCTGATTGTGGTTAACGCCAGTCGCATCAAATAGCTCTACTTTGATGCGCGTCCCGACGATGGTGTTCATGTAGTCGGCAAGCGGCAGGTCTTTGAACACGATGTAGCAAAGCCCACGGTATCCTGGAACTACGTCTATGCCAAGAGTTGCCTGCATTCTTTCGTCAGGAAGCTGGTCGTCTGCTCCGCTGTAGAATGTGAAGTATTGCGAAGCATCCTCAGTTGCAAGGATTGACTCTATCCCTGTGGAAGTTGGGTCGTAGAAAAGCTGCCCGCCAATCCAGATGCGGCCAAGCGACTTGCGCTTTCCAGGCGAGCACTCCGCCAACCCGAGTGCGAATGTACCGTAGTAGCTGTAGCTCGTAATCTCCGCCCCGCCCCCGCCTTTGCCGCCTGCTGCTTCCGTGGTCGTTACTTCTTTCAGCGAGTTGTTTTCGATCCAAAAAACATTTCCCGATACGGCACAACTGCCCGCCGTGCGCGGAATTGCAACGCCATAAGTGGAAGTCTGTTGCGAGGTATCTGATAAGCGAGGCCCTGTTATGTTAGGGCCGTCTGGCGGGTCGATTGCTCCACCTATCGCCATGCCGATAGAGGCTCCGAGCATGACGTTTCCGCCAGCAAAAAACCCGATTATTCCACCGACGACCCCGCCGACTACTTGCCCTGCACTGCTCATTCAGTCACCCCTGCAATCCGATAGACACGGACGATTCGATCACGCCACATGTCGTCTAGGCGATGTTCACAAACCTTGCCGACTCGCAAATGGCTGTGAATGATGTTGTCGCCGGAAAGTATCGCCAGGTGCTGCGGGTCTCCGGTGAATTTCATCATCAGGAAGTCGCCAGACTGCATTTCCTTCGGGTCGATACGCAGCAGAACTCCACGGTCGACGTGATTTTCAAATGTCTCCTCAAGCAAACCACCGGACGGTCGGCGCGAATAGCCTGAAACATCCACGTATTCGACGCCTATCCGGTCGGCGACGTAGAGCAGCAGTCCAACGCAATCCAACCCGCGTGAACTGCGCCCCTGGTGCCGGAAGGGAATGCCGAGCGCTGAACGGGCGGCGGCGACGATGTCTTCCGCCCTCATGTCATCAGCCCGCCAATCTTTGAGTAATCGCTTCCGGTCGGGATGTTGTCGAAAGCGAAGCGATTGATGACGTTGTTCCACTTGTCCTTGCAGTCGACGAGGCGCTTGCGGCACCCTGGTATAAGAACGAAGGTATCGCCAACGGTCGGCAGGTAATAGAATGGCTCGTGCGTGGTAATTGTTCCGTCGTCGGCGTAGTTCTTTATTTCAAGTGCCGGAAGCCCAGTATTAGCCCCAGTCGTGAATTTAATTGTTCCGGCGCCGAAATAATCGGCGCCCTCTGATCTAGAGGTATCCCGTATGACATTGCTGGAGGTAACCACATTGACCGCGCCGACCACATCTAGCGCCGTCAAATCCTTTCCACATCCTGTATCGCCAAACGTGTGTGAACACAGGGCGGTATATGTCTTTCCGACTGACTGGTTCAGCGCATCAATCAGGCTCATCCCCTGGATCGTGTATTTCTCATCCTCAAGGTTTGTCTTTCCGAAGAAGCCAGAGGCTATAGGCTCATAGTCTTCGACAGGGATCATGAAATCGCATTTGAAAATATAGACCCTGGCGTTATCAAAGATGCCGCTGGCTATCTGGTCTTTCGTAATTCCTGCTACCCCAACAAACCCAGTGATGTCGATAGCTGCCGAGGCTAAACTGGTTCCAGATGAGTACGCTGTCTGCTCATAGCCTGAGTCTGTCTCATAAACCGTAGAGTTACTCATTGCCAAATCAAACGGATACGTCGTCATACGGAGTATCAATCCGTTTGTGCATTCGACGCGGACGCACCAGGCGGCAGTCTGGTAAGGGGCGACGGTAGATTTCATGGGTTCAGAATCTCGATTAGTTCGATCCCGTCAGCATTACGATGGGTCGGGTAATCCTGACCAATGACCAGCGATCCATTGAATCGAACCGGCCAATCAAACTGAAACCCAGCGGTGATCGTGTCACTAATGATCGCGGTCGCCACGGTAATGATTCCGGTCGTTGTATCAACGCTGAAATCGCCTCCAGATAGCGGCGTGCCGTTCTTAGCAACAACTACAGTTCCTGCTACCGGCTTCCTGATCTTGCGATATGGGTAGCCGCTGGCCCCGGCTGTTCCGTTGGTGCCGTACTGCTTGACCATCTGCCGTGTTGTCGCCGTAAGCACCAGCGTCGGCTGGTCTAATGCGGTCGGTGTGCCGATATTTCCGTTACTTGAAAACTCGTCATAGCAACGAAGGCGGAACCCGGCATATTGCCCATGCGCCCGGTGATAGAGGGCCAGGATGTAATTGAACGTTTCCGACTTCTCAAGCAATTGTGAGATGTCGAAAGTACGCGCCGGGAACGGATGAATAAGCGAACGGTATTCATTGCCACCGGAAGTAGTCACGATATTGACGGCGTACTGTTCAGCGAACGACGCGCCCATCTTGATTTTCTGGTGATCTAGTCGTTCTTCTAGGAAATCAGCCATAGCGGCGCGCTCCATTCGCTACGCCAAGCACGGAACGCGCACCCGATGCGGCGGCGCGTCTGACTTCTGCCTTGTCGGTTCCTGCGCCGGCATTGATCGTCTGATTGATCGTCATTCCACCGCCACCTGACATATGGACGCCTAGCTTTCCGTTGCTCATGCGCTTGAGTGGCAACGCGCCTTCCGGCCCGGCTTCTCCGGCAACGCCAAAGGTTCCACCCATCGCAAACATGGTCGGCTGTGTCAGGATTCGCCCGTTTCCGAATGCTCCACCGTTGGCAAATTTCTTGACGGTTTCGCCACCAGCAAAGGCGTTCCCATTGGCATTGAATAGGCCAGCCCAATCGAAATCTAGAACCTTTCCAGCCAGCCCGGAAACCTTGCCCGTCTTGCCCATGTCGCCAAACAGAATATTCATCAACTGTGCAGAGCCAGCTTGGACGATCATCTTCTGTATCGTCTTTCCGAACGACTCGACCAGAGAATCCATGCCGTCTTTGGTCGGATTTAGGAATAGGTCGGCCATTGCATCCTGCATGTTTCGTGCGGCTTGCTTGGTGAATTCGTCGAGTTCTTTTCCGGTTTCTTCTGCCTTCTTCGGCAGGCCGTCGAGTTTGTCCTGCGCAGCAAACACGGCACGGGCATAGACGTCCCAAGAGATCGCGCCTTCGTCTAACAGACCGTTCAGCTTGACGATCTGCGCGGCTAGGTCTTCTTCAGGCGTGCGCATGGATTCAGTAATGCGCTTACCTTCTTCCATTGCCTTTGAGTGTTCGCGGAATTTCTCGGCGGCCTGCTCTGCTGCGCGGGCTGATTCAAACTGTGCCAGCGCAGTTTGTCGCCACGCTTCCGGCATGTTCGCCCACTGTGGCGACGCCATCAGGTCGTAAAGCTTTGCTTGGCTTCCCGTAAGTTCAAGCGTTGCCTTCTGTGCCGATGACGTAATGTCGGCGAAACCCTTCATTGCCTGCTCATAGGCTTTGGCTTCTTCAGACTCTTTTGCCGTAACCGAGCGTCCGCCGCCTGATTTCTTGCCGGACGATCCGATACTTGAACCAGATGATTTTGGTTTGTCGGTTGGCAGACCTTCAGACAATGATCCTAGATCGTTGTTGTATTTGTTCCGGTTTAGAACGCGCTGTTCTGCCTTATCAAGTTCACCCCGCGCCTGTGCTGCATCTTCCTTGCGCATCTGGCGAATCTGGTTTGCAGCCGAGAAATTCAGAGATAAAAGCGCCTGCGTGTGTGCAGCAAACGCGCCCATTTCCTGACCAAGCTGAACCAGAACAAACTTGACGTTCATGCCGAGAATGGCGACGGTTTCAAATACCGTTTTCAGGCCATTCTGTGCCGATGCCAATACGCCGGTTTCGCGCGCTGCATCGCTGCTCGCTGAGTTCATTGCATTGAGCAACGAAATCATGTCAGCAATTGCGCCAGTCGCCAGCTTGACGCTATCGAATATCAGCCCGCCGGCATTGTTGTTGTTGATCGTGCGGAATAGTTCGTCCCACGAATCGCCAAGATTTGAGATTGCACCATCAAGCGTTTTTGCACGCTCAGACATTGCGCCGGCAAAGTTGTTATTGCCGATGTCGGTAAGGTATTTGCTGATCTCTTCGGCGCTATTCTTGACTGTCGTCGTGACGCCTTGAAACGTCAGTGAAATCTCGTCGCCGTTCTTCTTCGCCTTGATGCCGAACTCTTTCAGTCGTTCAAATTCGCCAGTAGAAGCATCAGCAACGGCTTCGATCATTTGATTAAGCGACTTGCCCATTGCCGAAGCGGTATTGCCGAACGACACCAGCGACGGCTTGGACGCATCAAGTCCAAGCGTTTTCAACTTGATGAATGCCTGGGTGACTTCAGTTAGGGAGAATGGAGTTTCCGCGGCAAATGACTTGATCCATTGCAACTCGTTCTCTGCTTTAGCAGAAGAACCTGTAATCGTGATAAGCGCGGAATTGAGCACGTCGAATTCGCGCTGAACGGAAACGAGTTTCCCGGCGAACTGTGCGATTGAGAAGCCAGCGAACAGGCCGCCGGCAACTTTAGACAGCGACGCGAAAGCCGCCGACATGCTGCCGGCGTTATTCCCTGCGCTATTGGCTTCCCGGTTGAACTTGTCGAGTTCAGTGGTTGCCTTGCGGATACCAGATGCAGCATCCTGCGAACCTGAAGCTATTTTCTGGAAAGATGAATTGTTGCCAAGTTTTCCGATTGAGCTAGAAGCGTTCTCTGATTCCTTGGCGATCTTGCCCAATGATTGAGCAGCAGGGTCGAGCGACTTGAACGCCTGGCCGGCCCCCTTCGCCTTGTCGCCAATTGCCCGCATCTGAGCATTGACGCGATCAATGGCAGACGCCATGCCACCCGTCGATTGCTCGGCAGACGAACCAGCATTGGCGAGTTTTTGCAGGTCGGATGCGGCTTGCTGAACGCCAGAGGTCTTTACCTCAATCCCTAGCGTCGTGATGTTCTCAGCCATTATTTATCCTTGTGCATTTCTCGCAGGGCTTCGTCTTCCATTACCCGGAATCCTTCAAACGCCCACTGCCTGTCGTCGATATTGAGCAAGTCCATTACCGCCGGAAGCGCCGAATAATCCATGCCGTAAGCGCCCGAATACCCGACGCGCCACTGTGTTCTCATCGCGTCGAATAGCTTCAGAACAGGCCAGTTCTCCGGCCATACATCCACGCCGTCCGCTTCCCCGAAATCCGAACGCTTCAAACCGACCGCAGCGAGTTCCGCGTCAGTCGGTTGATCCTCATTCAGCTTTCGGGAAAGCGCCCTCAGTTTCCCTCGATGGCCCCGATCAGCTCTTCGCGATACGTTCTCGGGAAAGCGTCGATTGATTTAGGCTTTTCTTGGAACAAATCCTTGATCGAATCGACAGTCAATGGCGCGTCTGCTTGCCAAGAATCAAGTAGTCCAAAAACAAGCTCTGCGGTATGCATGTTGTTTTCCTGCGCTTCCTGAAAATACTTGGCCGCATCCTCAAGTCGCTTGTGCTTGAAAACGACTTTAAGTTCTTCGATCTCTCCTCCGGCCACGCTGATTTTGACCGTGGCCGGGAAGGTCGGATTAGCCTTGATCTTGAACATCAGTAGCGCACCGGCTCGGCAAGGAACGAGAACGTCGCTTCGCAGGCCATGATTTCATTGATGGTCATGGAAG